AACGCCAGCGGCCAATATCCCGAGTCCGCCCGCCAGCTTTGGTCATTCGACCATTCTTGAAATAGGTTCGATGATGCTCCTCCAGTTGAGAACCGCTTGCCCGTGGTTGGAATAGGTTCCTGTCCACTCCGTAAACCGTGCCATCTTTTTTCGCGAACAGTCGCACCGTGTTGGCCGATGGTTTGTTGCGCAAAAAAGATTCGTCCGCTGTAAAGAAAATGCCGGGACGATGGCCGCCCCCCATCAAATCACGTAAGATTGCATTCTCACCCTGCTTCTTTGCGGCCACCGCGGTGCCCCTGCCGTGATGAGGCTGCGTCAGTTCTACAAGCCGCTGAACAAGCAACCGCATCTGCTGGCGCATCACCTCATGCGGCTCCTTGTTGCCGCGTGCAATCAGATCACGCACAGCGCGGTTAAAGCTCGTGGTGTCGATGGTTATGGTGGCGCTCATTTGACTTTGGATTTGATCTGAAACGCAATCGCGGGGTCTTCGGGTGAAGTCCTGGTTGCAACGACACGGCCGGAATCAACGCCCGTCACGGTGATGAGTGCGCCCACGTCCGGCGGGGATCCGGTGAAGGCCGACTTCAACGCGGTGATCTCAAAGTCCCAATCGCGAACAAAGCCGCTGGGATCAACATCATTCCCCTTCTCCATCTGGGACACAATCGCGGTGAAGCTAGTCGTGAGCCAGACGCACGGAACGCCCATCTCGGAAATCATCTCCGTCGATCCATCCGTCAAGCCGTCAGTGAAATCGCTCATCGCAATTTTTTCAAATCATTAATTTCTTTAAGTGTTTTTATGATTGAAAATAAAGTTGAAATAATAAGAACCAGACACACCATTGCGCCCACCCCAAAGATAATTGTTAAAACCCCAATTGCGTTCATAAATCAAAACGCCCGGCACGGTTGAGCGTGTCGGGCGTTCTCATGTGCCTGGAGAAAGTTTGGTTGTCAGGCCTTGACCTTGCCCCTGGAAGTGGCTGCCGCCGTCGCTGTGGCTGCCTGTAGCGCATCGAACGACGCCCGCTTTATCAATCCGCCTCGACGGAAAAGCGCGAGGTGGGAGAAGCCCTTGCCGCCGCCGGCCCGCAAGTCCTTGTAAAGACTGATGGCCTCGTCCGCATTCTCGGTAAGCTTGATGCACTCCAAGCCGCCGCTGGCGGCCTTGCGGCCAATCAGGATCGCGATGTCGTTGAGATTACTCATGTGGCTTAGGCCGAGCGGATGCGGATGATGTTTCCAGTGACGCCGATCTGCACGCCGTAGATCACGCCCACGCTGATCAACTGCTTTCCGGCGTTCCCGTCATACCAGGAACGGAATTGGAGGGTGAGACCCGACTGCGGATCGCTCACCGTGGAAACCTCACCATACCAGTTCTGCGGAATGGCGGGCACGCGAGCCGCGAGGATCAAGCCCTGTTTGTTGCCTGCGATGCCTTCCAGCGCCTGCGCGTTGGCGGGCACGTCGGCATATTCGTGGATGGCGAAACCATGCACGCGGGGCACCACGTTGTTGACGATGGCTGAGTTGGAGCCGTATGCCTGAGAATTTTGAATCGAATTATCCTTGCTCAACGAAGCGAAGTAGGCCGGTTTCAGAATTGCGAACCGGTCATCCTTCGGAATCGCGGCATCGGTCGCCTGCTGCGCCAAGTCCGCCAGATCGTCAGCATCCCAGTTGGCAGCCGTCACGAGTGTTGACTGTGAGAAGTTCCCGGCCAACACCAGCGCAAACAGGTCGTCCATGAATCCCTTGACCACGGCATGTGCGGCGGGCCGGATGAATGTCCGCTGGAGCAAGTCCAGTGTGCCCTTGGCCACCTCCATATCCGTAAAGGCCACCACGCGCCCCTTGAAGAAATCCAGGGTCACAGTTTTGGCCGACGAGGTCACATCCCCAGGAGTGTAACCTGCGGTCAAATCCTGGTTGGTCATCGCAGTCGCCACGCGAGTCGTGACGGACTCGCCTTTTGCGGCCACATCCGAAGAGAAGTCCGTGGTAAATGACGACAGCATGGGCATGTCCTGGAGGAGTGTGTCCAATGTCATCATGGAAATTTGCTGCAAATTTATTCCGCCGATGGTGTTGCTCATGTAAGTGCTCTTTTGGTTTCTGCGTTTCTGAAAATGTTACGGGTGTAATTCTTTGTGCGCCCGATAGAAGATGACCCGCGCTTTGGGGTCGGTGATCTTCGCGTATTCCGCCCAAAGATCGGCCTTGGTTGTCGGCTCCGTCTTTGCGCCGGTCACCGCCACGGGCGGAACACCCAGCGCGGCCATGATCTCAACGGGCTTCGCTTCAGCAGCCGCCAGCTTCGCGCCAAGCTCTTTGATCTGGTTCTGAGTCGTGGCGACTGTTTCGGAAAGAGTTGCGATCTCCACGTCCTTCGCAATGAGCGCATCCGCTGCGCTGTTGGCCTCCGATTGCAGGTTTGCCTTGAGCGTCGAAACCTGCGACGTCATGGCCTGAATGGTTTCGTTTGCAGCCTTGAGTTCCTGAATCGTCGTGATCATACGCTTTTTGATTGTGTCAACCCATGCGGCTCTTTTTCATCTCAACCAACGTCCTTAAATCGACCATTGCCTGCGCGAATCCTTGGACGCCGTCAGTGAGTCCAGCATCTGCGGCGGGCTGACCCATCATCACCTGCCCGCGCATCGACGACGCGCCCACGGCGGGGCGGTTGCCCGTGACGTGGTCGTGAAACATCTTCGCCACCTGGTCAACATGCTCTTGAAGGTGCGCCCGCTGTTCGTCAGAGAGCGAAGTGCCGGGGATGCCCATGCCCTTGAGGTCTGCGCCCGCATTGCGGATGACTTCCACCTTGTGACCGTTGGCTGCGTAAAAGGCGCTGGAATCCATCCATGGAATATAAACGCCAATGCTGCCAACGATGGCTGATTTTGTGGCATAAATCGCGCTTGCGCCCGCCGCGATCCAATAAGCTGCGCTCGCCATCTCGCCCTCGGTGAACGCGATCACGGGCTTGCTCTCGTTGGCGACTGAAATTGCATCGGCCAATTCAGGCACCCCAGCCACGGAACCTCCCGGCGAATTGATGTCCAGCATGATCCCCTGGACGGCGGGATCGTTCATCGCCGTGCCCAGCATCGCGCCGATCTCATCTACGCACACGCCGCCGCAAGATTTTTCAATTGTCGAAAGCCCCTTGCCAATCACGCCCTCAATCGGGATGACGGCCAGCCCTTCCGTGACGGAATACTCAACCGGCTTCCGCTCGTCGAGGAATTCGGAAAGATTCCCCTGCATGGCGGAGTCCAATACCGCCCGGATTGAGGCATGCTTTGATTCCAGGATTGCCCACGGCTCGAAATAAACGGCGTGATGTAGTCGCGGATACCGCAGTCTGATCTTGTTCATGGTGCTGCCTTTTGTGGTTGCGGCTGGCCGCCAAGTGGCGCGGCCGGCGGATTGCCGAAGTTTTGAACCTGGTCGAGGGTCAGCCCCTGCGCCTCCGCCTCGCGTTTCAAGAATGCGATCTCCGCCACGCGCTGGCGGTAAGCCTCCTGCCAATCTGTGCCCTGCTCGCCGTAGTGGGTCGCCGCAGTTCGCAGCCCTGCCTCAACATCGCTCCGATCCTCCCGCGCCTCGCGCCCCACATCGACGGTGATCTGCGCCGGGGTCTGCCAGCGCAACCGCCACCAGTCGTTATTTTTCGCAAGCGATCCATTTTTGATGGCTTTGGAAATCACGTAGCCCCAAGCTCGGTTCAGAAAACGATCAACGAGAAGCTGTTGCCGCTCCTGAAATCGGCGGTTGGCCTTCTGCATGATGAACCGCTGAGCCGGGCCGCTGAGCTTCTCCGCGTTCCAAATAAATTCGTATGGCAGCCCCGTGCCGGTCGCCACATCGCGGATGATGAATTCAAGAAAGCCTGTAAAGGTTGGGTTCGGACGGTTGGAGCCGTGGCTTTCCAGCGTCTCACCAGTTGCCAGCCGCTGAATTCTCCCGCCTTGGATTTCCTCCAACATCAAGCCGGTGGTGGGTGTATCGGTGTTAAGCGTTGTATCCCAGTCATTGGAATCCGCCTCGCCGCTCTTGTTGGTGATGACCATCGCTGTGGCGCTGTTGGTCTTCACCCCGGCTTTCTCAAAAGCGAGGATGTCTTTCACGTCGCGCAAGTTGTTGATGGCGTGCGCAAGCGCGGAGATTCCACGCGTCTGGTCGGTGCGGTCGGGATCGTAAAGCAGGATCATCGAACGGGCCGGGATGTCCCGCGTCGTTTCGTCGTCCTGGATGACGCGATAAGATGTCACGCGCCCGAATTGATCGAGGATCACGCCGTCTTGTGTTTCACCTTTACCGACCAGCACGTTCGGGGCATCACCAATCCTGTGCCCCTCGACAAGCTGAATCTTTGGAAATCCGCCGGGTGCCTCCGTCAGGATGCAGCCGATGTCCCCATCACGATCAATGGAGAGAGAAATCAGCATGAGCATCTGGGTAAACGTGAACTTCTCTTGAAAGTCCGCCACCTTCGCCCAATTTATCCAGTAATCTTCGGCGGCCTGATTCCATTCTGCGTCCGCCGTCTGGCATTGCGGCCAGATGCCGCTGCCGATGGAATATCGCGCCATATCCTTCAATGCGCCGCGGGCGATCCCGAAATTCGCGCAGAGCCAGCGGGAGTGAGACAGGATCGACTTCCGCGCCCATGGCGTGAGCGTCTCATGGGAATCTTTCAACACGACCGGCATGAAGGTGCGGTTGCGCGATTGATTCGCGCCCTCGTAGAATCCAAAAAATGAGCGCAGTCCCCGACGGATGAAACCTTCCTTTTTCACAAATCCTCCTGCAAGTCGAACATGGCGTAAGTCTTCGTGACGCGCTTGCCGTAGGTGTCGGGGTCAAGATTTTGCAATGCCGCCGTGATCTCTGAAAGCTCGGCGTAAAGCTGCGCCAGCGTCATGCGCGACTTGCTCATGTTCTTGCCGCCCGCACCCAGGGACGTGTGCTGCTTACCGGTGCGGAGCTTGGTCAATTCCGCCAGCACATCTGTCCGCATCGTCAGCAGGACGGATTCAGTCAGACCGAAGTAGATTCTTTGAACGCTCACTCCCCTTGCGGGGTGTCAACAGAATCGGGGTTGACATTGTCTGACAACTTTTGGTTTTTCAAAAGTCCCTTGATGACGGCAACAAGCAGGTTCATCTTTTCGCAGTCCAGCAGGTGATCGTCGGGGTGAGCGTTCCGCCAAGGATGAGTCACCTGGCCGCGCCCGTCGGTTTTCTCACAGCGGATTTTCGACTTCATCTGGTGGACATACTGCTCACTCACATCCGACGGAATCTCCCACGCCAGCGCCTTGCCAGAAACGAACAGGTCGAGCATGTCCATAATCGCGGGATCTGAGAACAGGAACAGCCGCACGCGGCGCATCCCACCAGCCTGCCCGATCATGGGATCTGCCTTGGCCTTCGCGTATATTCGTTTCACCTTCTGGCCGTTTGACAGTGTGGCAGTGAAGTTCGGAACCGGTGTGCCCTTGAATGCCTTCCAGCCGTAGCGGGCACAAGCCCTGTAGCATTCTGCCGCGTTGAATCCCGAATCAATCCCCACGTCCCCGACGGCCACGCCCAGCGCCAGCGCCTTCTCATTCAAGTCTTCCTCTGTCCAGGTCTGCCCCGATTCGATCAGACGACTTTCCCCATTGGCTGCCCAC